ATTCCAGCGCGCCGGTAATTCGCCGATCTGGTCGTCGCGCAGCCAGTTGAACGCGTGCAGCTCGCGGCCCGTCCAGGTGTTCAGCAGTTGCACCGTGAGCGCCCGGTTTGCGAGGTGCCCACAATTCCAGAGGATCACACTGCTCCAGTTCTTGCGCCGGTAGGCTTGCTGCACATGCCCGCGCTTCTTGGAGGCATCCTCCGGCATCGGTTCGTGCTGGACCACCATCACGGCCTTATCTGGGTCGGCAAGCTCGAAGAGGCTGTTGACGTCTGCCCGAAACAGCACGTCACCATCCGTGAACAATGCCCAACCCGTAAACTCACAGACTCGTGGCACCCAGAACCGAGCAATCGCGTGATCCGTGCTCATGGGCGCGTCAGAAATCTCGTCGAACAGTTGCCCACTCGGCAGCATCGTCGTCGGCCGCCGATACTCGGGGATGGACAGTCTCGAGATCCGCTCGACTCGGACTTGATTCCTGGAGGCGTAGCGGTGCAACGAATACTGAGCGACGTTCCACGCGAGATCCTCGGCAGGGTCGTAGCCGATAAACACGCGCAGGCCGGTCTTCGGAACTCTAGGCGGCATGGCGTCGCTCCTGCACTTGCAACCCACGCCACGCATCCCCCGCGAAGATCTCTCGGATGGTCCACTGGTTGTCCGCGAGGTTCCACAAGAATTGCTCTCGGTCGTCCGGGTAGAATGGCGATTCAATCTTCGACAGGTCAGTCAGGCCCATTCGGACACTGGCCGCAAACGGCGACAGCGTGAAGCACGGCACACCCGCAATCAGCCCATCGAGTGCCGCGGCACTGCTAAACACCACCACGGCCCAGGCATCATCCAAGTCTGTCGCGATTGCTTCAGCCGTCACCTTCCAACGGATTTTGACGGGCCGATCCGTATGCGTGGCGAGCTGCTCGCGCACCCCGATCAGCCAATCTTCGACATTCAACCCATGCAAGCCGAAATAGACGGCGGAATTTGGGCAGACGAGGATGTGTCGGCCGTCTTTCTTCCACGGCTGCACGGGTCGCTGAAAGATGCGGAAGCGATCCGGCGTCGCGCGCCCGTGCCCGTCGTGCTGCATGGCGTTCTTCGTGATCCGGAAATACTTGTGGCGGCCGAAGTAGCCGTGATCGCCCCAGTAGAACTCCCGCTTCATGGCCTGCGCTTTTCGCAGCAGCGGCCACACAGGCGGCGAGCCGAACGCGCACACCGGCCCATCGAAGAGATAGTCGATCTCGTCGGTAATGGTGCCCTTGCAACCCTTCGCGAAGGCGTAGGCAAACTTCGGCGCCGTCGTGCCGTGCGGGTCGTAATACGAGACCGGCGTCACGCCAAGGCCTCCTGAAGCGACACGCGCGGGAACGAATTCATCACCGTGAAGCGCGAGGCGTTCACGACCTGAACACCAGCCTCCTTGAGCGGCTGTTCGATCGTTTTGAACGCATGCAGAAACACCGGATACGGACTCGGCGTGTGCAGTGGGTGCGGCCCGAACCAGTTCTGATCGCCAGACTCGCCCGTCCACATATCAAACCCGAGCAAGACGATCCGCGTCCGGCCGGCGAGGTGATACGCCAGGTTCACCGCCTGATAGCCGGAGTTGTAGCCCGTGCGAAGCCCTGACGAGTCGAGCTCGAGGCCTTCTGCGCCCGTCTGCCGGATGACGTGAATGTCAGGCCAGAGTGCCCAGTTGACCGGCGCCTGATCTCCGGATTGCTCAATGGCATACTTCAGCCCGTCAAATTCAGGCACGCCGCGGAAGAAGCGCCACCACTTGTAATCCGCGGCATAGATGGCATCCGCCCACGGCGCAAGCCGATGCGCTTCCTTGATGGCGATAACCCGAGCCTTGTCTCGGCAGAAGTTCACGTCGGCAGGCGTCAGACTAGGACCGCCACCGAGGATGACGACTGTCTCCCCAGGCCACAGGCGCGGCACACGGACCACCGAATTAGCCGCCATAGACATCGTCACGAGCTGCCCCCAGCCCGCACCACAGGCAGCGTGGCAGGCGGCAGCGCATCCCTTAGATCGCGGCCGTCTCGGCCTTTCTTGACGACTAGCGTCCAGTCCTTCGAGCCGTCGCCTGGGGTCGCCGTCGTGGATGGCACGTTGCAGTGCCACTGCGAACCATCACGGGTGACACAGTCGCCCCGCTCGTAGGTATTGCCCGCCCGCCAGACGTCGCGGTAAATCTGGAACGGGAATGACATCCGCCCGAGCTCGCGCACCTGCCCGCCGCCTGACTTGCCACGGAATACCGCCGTGCGCTCGCGCTCTTGTTCGACGGTCAGATCGTCCAGGGTCATGCCGTCGGCACCGTCCCGCCCGTCACGTCCGTCTTTGCCGTCCTTGCCGGCTGGGCCGGGTGGACCTTGAATCAGCCCCTTGAGTTCAACGGCTGCGAGCCGGTCTTTGATCGGCCCGAGATCTTTGGCAATCGTCTCCAATAACCGGCCCGACTGGACCGCTGCGATCGATGGACGCGCGTGGGCCAGTTCTTCCTCAATGCTCTTTTGACGTTCCTGCAACGGAGCAATCCGCGCCTCCACGAGAGTCATATCTGGCACGGCCTTGGAATCAAACGTGATGACACGATCACGCGTCTCCAAGGCAATCACACGATCGCGGAGCCCGTCGAGCGGTTCCATGCGGGCATCTACAGCGGCGAGCCGCTCAAGCACTGGAGAGAGATCCACCGCCTCAGGACTTGGCGCAATGACTTCCGCCGCCTTGGACTCAACAACGGCCACGCGCTCGTGCAGCACCGTCAACGCATCTAGCGGGTGCTTCGTCTCAAGCGACGCGACGCGCTCTTGCAGCGTCGCTACGTGCATCAGCCGCTCGCGCAACTCGCCGAGCCCAGGATCTTCAGGGACAGGCATGGCGGCCTTTGTCTCCATTGCTACCACGCGGTCGCGCAGATCGCCCAGCACCCCGAGACGTGCTTCGGCCGAAATCACACGCGCGGTCACGTCCGCGAGGCCCTTGGTGATGTGCTCGCGCAAGACTGGGACGAGGCCTTGAATGACGGAGGCGAGCTCGGATTCAGTCACGCTGCCTCCTGCAATGCCACGGATAAGAGTTCGGCCGACTTCAGCCGCAACGCATCAGGCCCGAGCTGCTTCGGATCGGGTGTCAGCGCTGCCGGCGTCTCTGAGGGTGACGTCGGTGGCCGTCCTGGCAATTCACGTTCGGACAGCAACCGCAGCGGCCAGTTCTGTTCCTGCATATACGGCGTGTCGCCACCTGGCACCGGGCCGTAATTGAGCTTGTATCGGCCTTCGTTCGGCTTGACCACACCCGCACCGACACCGACCTTGATCGTCTCCATCATGGTTTGGTTGTCCATGCGGAGCAGGTTGTCGGTATCGAATTCGGCCCCATAGCCCGCGTCTTCGAGGCCGACCCCTTCATCGAGCAAGACTTCGATCTCTTCGATGTGCAACTGCAAACACTGCTGGTAATAGAGCTGCCAGATGGTCTGCGCGTTGTTGTAGGGCGGCTGCTCGCCGACGCCGACCATGAACCCCGGCACGTGATAGGTCGAGCAGATCTTGGCGTCTGACCAATCCAACTGTTTGATCAGTTCGGTGTCGACAGCCGTCATGGCCGTGGGCGTAAAGGTCAGCCCATCACCGAGAACCGCCACCTTGCCCACATTGGCCCCGGTATAGTTCGCGTCCCAGTAAGCTTTGAGCCGATCGGCCGTCTCCTGGTTGATCGCGCCTGGAGCTGACAACACACCGCTCGGGCTCGACCCGTTGGAGAACAGGTTCGTCTGGTTGCTCTGAATGCGTAGCCCCTGCATGGCCGCCACACCCGACGCGAAGATTGGCGACATCCCGATCAGCGGGTGATAGATCGCATTCATCCGGTCGTGAATGATTTCGCTCGCCGGCACCACCGTCTGATCGAATTTCAGCCCTGAGAGATCATCGCGCTGGAGTTGGTAATAGACCGCCTGATCGGGTGACACCAACGGCTGGACACGCCCGGGATCCAAGATATACAAGCCCGTCACGAGGCCACGCTGGTCGCGCTGCTTGAGCACGTACGTGTTCCCGCGAATCAGCTTGGAATACATCCAGTTCTGGTAGAACTGAATGCGCGTCTGGTAATGATTCGGCTTTCGGAGCACCGACCAGAACGGCGACTCCCGACGAACGACATTCCACACACCATAGGTGTCCTCTTCTACGAGCCTGACGCAGTTCTTCGCAATATCACCCGCGATGAGCGTGATGCAGGCCCAAGCCGTGGGATGCGACAACACATCCTCAACCGACACCGTCACGTTCGATTGCCAGGCTCCGGTAAAGCTTT